GCCAAGTAAGTATCCGATGGATTGAGGGAAAGATGAATTCATATCTAAATACACTATTAAAAACAGAAGGCGAAGATTATGTCATCGCATCTGACACTGATTCAATCTACCTTAATCTTGAACCTCTTGTTACTAAATTTTTTGGTAATAAGTCTCACGATAAAGCAGCGGTTGTATCGATACTTGATAAGATCTGTCAAGACAAGTTTGAACCATTCATTGAGAAAAGTTACCAGAACTTGGCGGACTACGTATCGGCGTATGACCAAAAAATGAGTATGAAGCGTGAGAATATCGCTGATCGTGGTATCTGGACTGCGAAGAAGCGATACATTCTTAACGTACATAATAGTGAAGGTGTTCAATACACTGAACCCAAACTTAAGATGATGGGTATTGAAGCAGTTAAATCATCAACTCCTGCCCCATGTAGGAAGATGATTAAAGATGCTTTAAAGATTATCATGAGTGGATCTGAAGATGATGTGGTTGAATTTATCGAACAATCTAGAACAGATTTTAAGAACCTTCCTCCAGAGCAGATATCTTTTCCAAGATCTGCATCAGATGTTGTGAAGTATAGGGCTTACTCTGGAATTTACATTAAGGGAACTCCCATACATATTCGGGGCGCTCTTTTGTTTAATCATTATATTAAAGAGAAAAAACTTGATAACAAGTATTCTCTGATCCAAAATGGTGAGAAGATTAAATTTTGCTATTTGAAAAAACCAAATATCATTCACGAAAATGTTATCTCATTCATTCAGGATTTTCCACGCGAACTTAATATTGACAAGTATGTTGACTATGACTTACAATTTGAAAAAGCCTTTCTAGAACCACTCAAAGCAATCTTAGATTCTATTGGGTGGAAAGTAGAAAAAACTAATACTTTGGAATCATTCTTCTCATGAAAGATCAAAACTGCATTGATGATGTAGAGACTAAACAAGAGAAATGGAATCGTGGACTTGATATTTTTATTGAGTCGGTAATTAAACCAGATCATTCTCTTAGACAATGTGCCCACAATCAAAGGTGCTATCACGAACTCATGGATGTTCGTAAAGATGTACTTAACTACTTAAAAACAAAACGTTGGCCTTAATGGAACTACCTATTACAGATAAAGAACTTGCAACTATTGTAAGTGCATTGAGACTTGGTGGAGATGCTGCACTCTACCAAAAAATTAACACGATCAAAAAAATCAGGGAGACTAACCCTGATACCTATAAAAAAGTAGCCCGTGAAGAATTTGGAATTGTTATTTAATGGATTTTTTAAAAGAGATTGTAAAAGAGATTGGAGATGACTATACCCAACTCGCCTCAGACATCGACGACACAGAAACCTTTGTGGACACGGGTTCTTACGTTTTTAATTCACTGGTCTCAGGTAGCATATTTGGTGGTGTTTCTGGGAATAAGATTACTGCCATTGCTGGTGAGTCTTCTACTGGGAAGACTTTCTTTAGTCTCGCTGTGGTTAAGAATTTCTTGGATAGTAATCCTGACGGTTATTGTTTGTACTTTGACACTGAGGCAGCAGTTAACAAATCTCTTCTTACAAGTCGTGGCATTGACTTAACCAGATTGGTTGTTGTTAATGTTGTTACGATTGAGCAGTTTAGACAGAAGGCACTGCAGGCAGTAGACATATACTTAAAAAAACCTGAAGGAGAACGAGCACCTTGTATGTTTGTGTTAGACTCTCTTGGGATGCTTTCCACAGAAAAGGAGATTCGTGATGCTCTAGATGATAAGCAAGTTCGGGACATGACCAAATCCCAACTTGTCAAAGGAGCATTCCGTATGCTCACACTTAAACTTGGTCAAGCAAACATTCCACTAATCGTCACCAACCACACCTACGATGTCATCGGATCCTACGTTCCCACCAAAGAAATGGGCGGAGGCAGCGGCCTCAAATATGCTGCGTCTACGATCATTTATCTCAGCAAAAAGAAAGAAAAGGATGGAACAGAAGTCATTGGAAATCTTATTAAAGCTAAGACAGCAAAGTCGCGTTTAAGTAAGGAGAACAAAGATGTTACTATACGTCTCTATTACGATGAGCGTGGTCTTGATCGATATTATGGTCTTCTTGAGTTGGGTGAACTGGGAGGCCTCTGGAAAAATGTTGCAGGTCGTTATGAGATAGATGGTAAGAAAGTCTATGCCAAGGCAATTTATAAAGATCCAGAAACATACTTCACACCAGAGGTGATGGAGAAACTGGATGAGATTGCGCGGGAGGAGTTTAGTTACGGTTCATGATTAAGGTCATCAGGACTGGAATTAATGTCAGCAAAGTCGTACAACAACTTAAGAAATATCCACAGGACTGGGATCACCAGAAAGATCTGAAGGACTCTCAGTCTTTAGTTGATAGGGGATTTGCGGACTTGCCAATCAGCACACTTCAACTTATAATAGGCGGTGTCAAACACAAGGAAGACTTTGTGGGAGACTCGGAGATCAACATTAAGACTCCTGCTTATGCTCATCACAGTGAGATCCGAAAGATCATACGTAAGCAATTTAAGAATGCAGACATTCAAAGATGCGGATTTCTTTCACTTCCTATTGATGAGATTGTTGGAGCTCACATTGATGAAGGTACATACTATCTGAGCAGAAACAGATATCACCTTTCAATACTTGGAAGGTATCAATATTTCTGTGGCAAAGAAACTGTCATTGTTGAACCAGGAACTCTTCTTTGGTTCAATAACAAACTACCTCATGGAACCGTTAATATCGGTGATGAGACAAGAATTACATTTGTATTTGATATTCCGCATGGACAAAGTTGAAATCCTAGTTCTTCGCAATCTTCTTTATAATGAAGAATATCTTCGTAAGGTAGTTCCGTTTATTAAACCTGACTATTTTGAAGATCCTCATCAAAAAATTGTATTTGAAGAGATATCTTCTTTTGTTCAGGAGTATAATCAACCAGCGACTAAAGAAGTTCTCTGTATTGAATCAGAGAAGAGAACTGATATTAATGACACATCATTTAAAGAAGTAACTAAATTGATTAGTTATCTTGAGGATGTACCTACAGATTATGATTGGTTACTTGATACTACTGAGAAGTGGTGTCGTGATCGTGCTATCTATTTGGCACTAATGGAATCTATAGCCCTTGCTGATGGTAAAGATGAAAAAAAAGATCGTGATGCTATCCCCAGTATCTTGTCAAATGCTTTAGCAGTTTCTTTCGATACTCACATTGGACACGATTACCTTAATGATTATGAGGAAAGATATGAATCGTACCATCGTAAAGAAGACAAGATCCCATTCGACCTTGAGTATTTCAATAAGATTACGAAAGGTGGTCTCCCGAATAAGACACTTAACATTGCTCTGGCTGGCACTGGTGTCGGTAAATCTTTGTTCATGTGCCATGTCGCATCTTCCGCGCTCCTCAGCGGAAAAAACGTCTTATACATCACGGCTGAAATGGCTGAAGAAAAAATTGCAGAGAGAATTGATGCTAATCTCCTCAATGTCCCTATTCAAGAACTAACAGACCTGCCTAAGTTGATGTTTGAGGATAAGGTAACAAAACTTTCAAATAGAACTCAAGGGTCCCTAATTATTAAAGAGTATCCAACGGCTACTGCTCATGCGGGACATTTTAGGTCACTTCTTAATGAACTTGCACTTAAGAAGTCATTTAGACCTGATATTATTTTCATTGATTACCTTAATATATGTGCTTCCGAAAGATATCGCGCTGGTAGCAATGTCAATTCATATACAGTTGTCAAAGCAATTGCTGAAGAGCTTAGAGGTCTTGCTTGCGAAGCAAACGTCCCTATCGTATCTGCCACCCAGACCACTCGTTCTGGTTATGGTAGCTCTGATGTTGACATTACTGACACTTCTGAGTCCTTTGGTCTCCCTGCTACTGCTGATCTTATGCTTGCCCTTATTTCTACAGATGAGCTTGAGGAGTTGGGACAAATTATGGTGAAGCAATTGAAGAACCGATACAACGATCCAACAATTCATAAACGCTTTATTGTAGGTATCGATAGAGCGAAGATGAGATTGTATGATTGCGAACAATCTGCTCAAGATGATATCCTTGACAAAGGTAAGGAAGAGGAGTATGATCCAGAAGAAAGCAAATCAAAGAAATCATTTGAGGGGTTTAAATTTTAAATGACTGTAAACACAGAAGCATATCTTGAGTTTGTAAATGGGGTTACATCGACGCAAAGTAAAGACCACGAAGCTTTCGTATATCGTGTTCAAGAACTGGAAGGGCAGGGATTTCCTTCCGAGCGATTGCTTACTGCATCTGTAGGTATGTGTGCTGAGGCAGGTGAATTTACCGAAGTGGTAAAGAAGATTGTCTTCCAAGGTAAACCCGTTACGGAAGAGAACATTTTTCATCTGAAGCGTGAACTGGGTGACATCATGTGGTATGTTGCTCAAGCATGTATGGGACTAGACACCACTATCGATGAAGTTATTGAGATGAATGTTGATAAACTGCAAGCACGCTACCCTGGTGGTAGTTTTGATGTACACAAATCTGAAAACCGTAAGGAGGGAGACCTGTGATCAAACTTGAAATTGATGTAAGACAAGCTGCTGGTCTAAGGCAAGCATTGTTTATTGAGCAAAAAGGTTATACACTTGACCCAACTAGTTGTCCTCAAAGGATCGTAGAAATCAGAGATCTGATTGTTGAACTTGATAAACAAATTGAGGAGGAATTAAAGAATGAAACTACTGACGCTTGAGGATTATAAAAAAGCTGGTGAAGAGTTTTGGCCTAAGTATTGGTATGTTGCCAAAGAACTGGGCGAAAATGCAAAACCAGAAGACATTCTAAAAGTAATGGAAGCAGTTGGTGGTGTTGCTCTCAAACTGAAACTTGAAGATAAATTGTCTGGACCCTTCGGATTTAATAAGAAGAAGCAAGATGAGGAGACCCCTTGAGGGTCTTTTTTTTTATAAATACTTGAAAAGTCTTTATAGAAATGTATCATAACGAAGTCAAGGCTCTCCAAGAAGCATACAGTCAAGTTTATGAAAAAATGGAGTATGAAAGGGATATGGATCATCCCAAGACTACTAGGGAAACCAAGGCGGGAGATCCAAATCAAATCAGAACTCGCGAACCTATAAAGAGACCTTCTACTATTAAAGATAAGAAGTCTCCTAAGAAAATGTATCCTGGAAAGTACCAAGATTCTGGCGGTGTTGTTCTTGGAAGAAAAGTTCGTGTAAAAGAAGAACTGGAACTCGATCAAATGATTGAGTCACTGGTTGAGAGAGGACACACCGAGCAAGAAGCATATGCTCTTGTTGCACAATTCACTCTCGATGAAGCAATCACCAGCGAAAAGGGTAAAGCAAAAGCAGCAGAAATGATTGCTAATCGCACTACTGCTTCTGGTAGAGCAAAGTCTGGTCAAGGTGCTAATGTTGCTGCAATCAAACATATCCGTCGTGCTAATGTAGATGGATATGGTGGAACTCCTCCTAATCTAAAAGTTGCTAAGAACCCAGTAAAATCCAACTTTACTGGTCTCAATACTGGAACTGGAAACAAAGCAGCAAGAAGAGCAGCAGCACTTAAGAAAGAAGATTTTGAACTTTGGGTAAATGAACTTGTAGAAGAAGGCTATGACCTCTCTGACTACACTTGGGATGAGATGTATGGCATCTATGAAGCAGAAAAACCATTCCCACACGAAAAGGTTAAAGCAAAACAAGTAGCACTTCGTGATAAAGGTTCTGCTGGTCTTGACCGTAGAATGAAGATGGGAATGGCAGTTCGTCGTGCTAAAGAAGCAGAAAAAACTGGTGGTTCTCAAAGAGATGCT